AGATGTAAATGCACCACCAGCAGAACCAGTTAACCAAGACTTCATTCTTCTGTCGTCAGCTTGAGAAGCTCTATAACGCACGTGTAAGAATGGTCTACGGATGTTAGTTCCTAATACTTGATCGTATACAGTTGATGTTCCAGCAGGTACTAATACACCTTCAATAGAATTGATACCAACTATACCTCCACGAGTAGAAGCGTCATTTAAATATTTCCAATCAGTTTTGTAGAAATCATAAGAACCTCTTCTGAAACCGCTAAAACCTAAGTTTAATGCCATTTCTTCTGAGTTTTCAAATAATCCAAATGCAGTACCTCCAGCAGTTCCGCCAGAAATAGAAGCTAGCATGTCATCAAAATCAAGAGCAGTTTGTCTTTGTAAAAATAACATGTTTTCTTCAATAGCACCTTGAGTGTCTAAGTTTTTCAAAATAGCATCAAACTCATCTAGTCCAGCAGCAGCAGTAAATCCTACTTCTACGTTACCACGAGATTGAATAGCAGCAAATAAACCTTCAGTACCAGGAAGTGTAGCTACAGTTGTTCCCGTAGCACCCTGATTGTATTCACCTTCTACCATAGCCATTTCTAAATGATCTTCAAAACGTAATCTTGTTTCAGACTCAGCTTTTAAGTACCATAAATATCCAGATGTTCCATCTTCAGTTGCAACTTCTACCCATCCAATTTGTGCCATATCAGATCCGTTTATAACATACTGATCACGAATAATAATTGGTGAGTTTGAAAATTGAGTAAACTGAGGCTCAACACTTACTCTAGTATTAGCAGCCTGAACACCAGTTCCAGCAGCAGTACCGCTTAAGTTTGATCCTTTTACGTAAGCAGAACCATATACAAATATTTTAATACCAGCACCAGCTGTAATACCAGCAGCAACAAGACCAGCACCACCAACAAATGGAGCAGCGTCAATAGTACCACCGTTTCCAGGAGCACCACCAGCAGCTACAGTTGTAGAAGCAGTTACTAAAGCTTTTACTTCTGCACCTGTTGCAGGGTCTAGTACAACGATTGTATCATTTATAGATATAACGTTTCTAGCAGTATTAGGTATTGTAATTAAGTTTGTTGCACCAGCACCAGAACCATCAGCACCAACAGTTACATTATCATAAGATATATGTAATCTATTTTGCTCAGACCAAATTACTTGATCAGACGTCATTGGCATTTCTGCACCAACCATGCGTAAAAATCCTGATAACGTTCTGTTTCCATAACGCTCTACTTCTTGTTCGTAGATCTCAGGTAGATACTGCTGAGCAAAGTCATTAGTACCATTGTTAAATTGTAGGTAGTTGTTAGGAAGCAATTCTTGTGTTTGCGACGGTATTAAACTACCAAATTGAGGAGTTAAACTCATAATTTTAAGTTTTATTAGTTAAATTTTCTTGTTTTAATTTTTAATTTTGTAGAATCAGCACCAGAAATAGCTTTAACTTTTAATCCGCCTATAAACACTTCTCCTTGAGTTTTTCTCGCTTGAGTATCACTTAAGTTTTTTGATTTGTTTACAACGTCTTTTACCGCGTCAGCTTTTCCTTGCTCATAAAAATGAGCTGCTATTCTATCTACATTTTCAGCAGCATACATAGCTTTGTGATAACCATTAACATCTTTAACATTACCATTTTCGTCTAGGAACTTCCCAACGAGGTTTGTTATATTAGATTGGTTTTCTGCAACTTTATCTTTGTTTTGAATATTATACTTATATCTCTTATCACCTACATTGATATCAAAACCTTTGAAATCATCGCTGAAAAGTTTTTTAGTATTTTCTTTAAACAATTGATGTTGTTGCTGAGCTTGTTCTTGCTCCTTATTATATCTATTGAAAAAGTCCATAGCTTTTTGTTGTTCCTGAGTTACGCCGGGTCTCAACTTGATTTCGTCGTAATATTTACTCTTAGTTTCCTCTAAAAAGTTTTTGGCTTTTGCAACTTCTTCTTTAAACGCAAGTTTCTTTTTGCGTATATCTTTTTCCTCATCTACTTCTTCGTCAAATATAAAATCTTCTAATAAAAGATCTACATCTGAATTATCTAAATAAGGTTTATTTTTTTTGTAATATTCTTTTAATAATGTAACATCGTCAATGCTAGAATAATCAGCATTTAAACGAGTATAATCTTCTATTGTTCCGCCAGTTTCTTCCATAAAAGCAACTAGCTTTTCAATATTTTCAGGTAATGGTTTACCTAATACTTTTTCATCTCTTATAGCTTCTTTAACTTCAGCTTCAACTTGTTTAACTTTAGCTTCAGTTACTTCTTGGATCGGAGAAAACCCTTCAGTAGTCTCGTTGGACTCTTGTATAGATTCTCCCATCTTTGTGCTATCTCCGGATGGTTCTTCCACAGATACCTCCTTTGTTTCTCCGATTTGAATGGCATCTTCTTTTTCTTCTTGTTTTGGAATTATTACTTTTTTAACCTCTGGTTCTAATTCTATCAAAGGTTCTTTAGGATTTATATTTACTTTTGTAATATTTTCCTTTGTTTCGGTTAATTTTCTAGGTGTTTTCTTTTTTGTTTTTAATTTGAAGTCACCTTCCTGCTTGACCTCAACGGCCGCTTGTTTTTCTGACATAATATAATATAATTAAATAATTAAATAAAGCTTATAAAAACTGCTCTATTCCTGTTGATTGTTTGTTTTCAAAATCTATAGGTAAACCATCGTTTTTTCTTTGGCTTATCATTTCACTTTGTTGTGTTGCTTGAAGTTTTGTTCTTTTATCTTTACGATCTTCTATCGCGTTTTCTTTTTGTTGCATTACTTGAGATTCTATTTGCTTTAACTGCATGTCAAATTGATGTTGCATTTGCATTTTTTGTTGATCAAGTTGTGCTTGTATTTCCATTTTTTGTATTTCCATTTGAGTTCTTGCTTGTTCAAATTGAACTTTAGAACCCGATATAGCCTCTTGTTTTTGTACTTCAGCCATAGCTGTTTTTTCTGCTGTTGAAGCTTGAGCTTCAGCTTGAGCTTTAATATTAGATTGTTGAACTTCAATATCTCTAGCTTCTTTGCGCTTACGTTTTATTTTAAGCATTTGATTAGCTAGTTTTATATTTTTTATTTGTCTAACATCTATAGCATCATCTAATTGTATTCCTCCAGCTTGTAAAGCAATTTGTATATTTTGCTCTAATTTAGCTTGCTCTTCTTCATCTGGTTCTAATTCTAAAAATATACCAAAATCATGTAAGTTTAAACTTATAATTTGCTCTAATGTTTTTACATTAAAAGTAGATATAGAGTTTTTAAGAGAATTAGCAGTAAGTGGAAACTGTAACGCGTCAGCTATTTTAAGTGATATATTTTCAGCCATTTTTAAAGTTATATATAAACTAGACTGATTAATATGTTTTGTAGCTGTATTAGAAGCACTTGCTGCTAATTTTTGTAATTTGTAATTCTTGAATAGGTACTTTACCTCTATTAAGTTCACCATCTTGAGTTAATGATCTACCAACAATCGAACCTGTTTGAAAATACATGTTTAATGCTTCTGCAGGATTATAGTTAGTGCCGTTACCAAGGTCAACTTCAGCAAGTCCGTCCATGTCTAAGTATACACCATCTGGCACCATACGAGATAATACCTGCTGTAGTTTTAAATGAGTTAGTTGTATCATATCTGCAAAACCTACACATTTACTTACTAGTGACTCTATTCTACCTTTGTACATGCGAGGCGCACATATAGAATAATTCATTTCAACTTTTGTAGTGTCAGCATATGGTCTTGACATGTTTTCAGCTAATTCCCATTTAAGCATTGTATCAGTTCCTAAAACTTTAGCACCGCTATATAAAACCTCTATAGATCTAGATACTCTTTCAAAATTATCGTTTTCGGGTGGATTAAACGTATCTGGCTTTTCAATAGCTTTCATTAATCCTTGATCTGTTTGCTTTATTTTAAATACTTGATCATTATATGTTTTATAATCAAAATATAAAACCTGAACAGTGTTTTCATCATAACCACCCCAACCTGTAATATACTGTCTATTGCCGGGCATTTTTTGAATACGCTCTAATTCTTCATTAGAAATATTAGGAAACTCTTTTTTAAGCTCAGGTATTGTAATTGATTTTAATTCTCCAACATAATATATATCTTCAAAGTTTGGATCTTCTGTGTATGAATAAACCATATACGCAGGATCTACAATCCATATTTATTCTACGCCTAGTTAAATTGTATTTGTTTTTAGCCATTATACTAGATATGGCTTCTTCTTCTGCAATTTCTATTGACTGCTTGTATTTCAATTGCATATGAAGCTCTAGTTCTTCTTCTGATTCTGGCACTAAACCAGGTATTGTTGTTTGATATAAATCAATACCTAAAACTTGTTTTATGTTTTCTATATATTCTTTAGAAAGCATGTCTTCATATATCTTAGATGCATACGAAGTTCTTTTTTGTACAGATTCAGGATCTTGAGCGTAAGCTTTTATTTCATAAGCTTTTTGTGATATACCATTAACTACAATATCTACAAACTTTGATAAAATAGGTACTGGTTTCCAGTCTAAATTTAAATAAGATAAATCGCCATTTATAGACAATTCATCTTTGTATTTTTGTATAGACTGTTCGCCTCTAGCATATAAACGTAACTCATGAAAATTATTCCAATTAGTTAAATATCTATTGCCGTTTGTTCTACCAGATCTAAACCACTCATATTCAATAGCCATTGCTACTTGACTACCGTATTCTAAACTACTTTTTTCAGCATTACTTACTACTTGACTTGGAAAAGCGCTATTTGAGTTAGTATATATATTCATTAACTTATTATTTTTGATGTAGTTCCTCTATTGTCGTATCTTTTTATACCAAGATCTACAGCTTCTAGTTTAATTTTATTTACAGGTGAATACCTGTGTTTATTACAAGCCATTAAAGCTAGTCCTGAACTAATAGAAGCATCGTGTTTTGTTCTGTTGTTAATATTAAATTTAGCCCAATCTTCTAACGTTTTTTGAAAATACATATCGCCATATCCAGATTCTTTTAAACCTACAAATGTTTCTATATATGTTTCAATTGCTGAAGCATGAGCTTGTTTTATATCTTCACTTGAGTTTGGTATACCACCTAACTCTCTTTCTGTTATTGACAGTTTATTATATCGTTTATCAGGTCTGTTCATAGAAAAACCTCTATAACCTCGTTTTTTAAAATAATATAAAAGTCTAGGTTTATTATTTTCCGCAAGTATAGGCATACCGTAAAAAACACAAGCCATAAGCACATCTTCAAAAAATATTTCAGCTGTTTGAGGTCTAGCTATATATTCTAGAAAAAAATGATTTGGTGGTACGTCTTCCATAGAAAACTTTGTTAAACCATGTAAAGATCCTTTTGATCCTCTTTTATCTACTGTACCTGATATATCATAAGGATCGCAACCAAACGCTCCTAAATGATCATTACCAGGATAATATGTATTATTTTTTTTATATCTTCTATTTTGTATGTGTAAAGGTGGAACCCAGCTTACTTTAAATCTACCGCTTTTATTTGGTACAAAAACAACATTAGTGTCTTGTTCCGCATTTTGCCATTGAAAACTTCCTTGTGTTACATTTATAGAATTACGCATGTCTTCGTTAAAATCTATTTGCTCGTAAATCTTAGTAAGATTAAATAAAGATTCTTTTGATTCATCTCTAAATGCATGCTTTTCCGTGCGTGGAAATTGTCTGTAAAATTCGTTTAAAGCGTCTTGATCTTGTTTTAATCCAGCGACTTCGTTATCCCAATATTCTATTACACCTAAATCTATAATTTCACCTTGTGGTCCTTCAATAGGTTTGTCTGGTGTTTGGAAGACAGGTAAGCCATAAGAATCAATGTATCCTTCGTAATTCCATTCCATAGGTATGAACAAGCTATATAATCCA